CTGGAGCGTTGTCAGCAATAATGCGCTTGAGTAACTTTAATTCTTGCTTCAAACTAAAATGAACACGGGCTTGAACTGCAGACATTACCTTAAGGGTGCGCTCCAAGATAGCAAGTGTTGTTCCAACGGGGGCATTAGCAGACATATCAGAAAGATTTAAGTCTGCTGTGTTAGCAAAGCGACGTCCTTCTTCTACTATCTGACCTAACAGCGCCATTAATACTTGGCTAGGCTCCTTGTATGGTAAAGGCATGATATTGTCACGCATGGCACCGGACGGTACGTCAACGTCCCGAAACTCTCCGGGGGCAATTGGGGTATCGTCACCTTTAATCCGTAATCCACGGGTTTTAAATCCGCCGGGTAAGTTGGCAAGTGAACCCGCATCGACCAATTGGCGGATGATTGAGGTTCCGCTCTTAGCATATGCACCGATAAGGTGGATAAGGCCAAAGCAATAAAAGCCAAAGCCCGGAATATAGCCATAATGGACAAATGCTTGTCGTTTCTGGTGTTTATCATCATTTTGTTCCCAGTTTCTGCGAATGGAAAGAATAGTATTAGTACCCTTTTCAATCGAAACGATATACGGCAACGCTACTCCAGTAGGATCTCCGTCTTCGTCTAGGTGTTCATATCCGTCTAAGTCGAGATTAACGTGCATCTCTAAGACTTTGTAACGGTCGTCCGTTGTAGCTCTAAAGCCCAACTTCTCTGCAATCTTTTTCTCTACTTCATCGAGAACATTAGCTGGTTCACCCAACTCTACATCACGGTAAAAACCGGATACCTGTAATGAGCGCATTTCATTTTCAGTTTTACGCATTACATGTGTTACACGTTCTGCAGACTCAAGGCTAGATGCTCCATAAGGAACAACCATGTCTTCTGCTGGAACGTACATTGCTACTTGACGCCCTAATTGGCTATCTTCGTAGACTTTCTTAAACGCATTACCTGCTAAACCCAAGCCCCATAAGAGCCGTTCTGTCTCTGGGCGGTATTCGTGCATCACTTCAGTCAACTGGTAGTTCATGTCTTCTTGAACACGCTCTGCAGCCGCTTTAGTTTCTGGTGTTTCCTTGCCAATTACCTTGGTTTTTACTGGTCCCATTGCTGGGAATATTGACATCATTGTTTCAGACTGGAATTTAACCAGCGCTTCACTTAATAATGGATGGTAAACGCCACAAGCGCCTTCCCAAGGTTCACTACGCTCTTCGATCTTCAGGCCAAGTAGCTCTAAACCATCAACATAAGTCTGAATCCAGTCTTTTCTAGCAGCAATGTCGCCTTCAAAGTCAGATGTTAGGTCAGAAGCTAATGATACTAGGACTCTATCGTCTATCTCTTCTGCTAAGTTAGCATAAAAGTCTTCTTCTTTTTCTTTTGATGGTTCAATTTCAATTTCTAAACCATCCATTCCAATGGTTACACCGTCTGGATTTTCAATTTCAATCTCTAACGGACTTTCCTGTTCAGCCAACTCATCAATTCCCATTGGGGCTTGGTATAGACCTTTATCAATTGCCATGTTTTTTCCTAATTAATAGTATCCAGCGTTACGCTTGGATTTAAAATACTGCGGTTCGTCCGGTTCGTCACTTGGTAAACGCAAAAACCCACCTTGTCTAAAACGAATTAACGCTTGAGTGGAGCTATCCACTAAGTCGTCGTGATCCGAATTAGGAAAAGATGCCATTTCTTCTATAACTTCATCCGCCCATCTTCTTGGTGGCGCCCATACCTTGCCGGACGCAAACAAATCTGTTACTGAATTCAATCTCGCAATCTTATCATTGCCACGGGTAGGTGTAAACTCTGATACCGGTATGCCCATACGACGCAACTCACCGATTAAAGGAAGGCCAGAAGCCTTTGCTTCCACGATAAATGAGTCTGGAGTCCATTCCTTGTACATATTGAACGCTTTTTCTTTTAACTCTGGGAACTCTAAGCGGGCTTTATAGGCATCTAAAAGAATTACATTTGGTTGCATTTCATCTTCATTTAGATAAAAAACCCCCCAAGTAGTACAGGCCGAGTAGTCTGAACGCTCATTCTTAGTAAAGGCGGTATCCCACGATTGAATCAAATAAGTGCATTGTGGAGGATTCTCGTTATCCCATACTTTCCACCAGTCTCTTTTGATTAGTGCGCCCTCTTCACTAGTAGGTTGTTGCTGATACTGTGCGTTCCACTTAGATACAGGAAGTTCTTCTTTTAGAACTTCTAGTTCTTTAATATCCCAGAACTGAGGCCATAGAGCTTTGCCACTTGGTAGGATCGCTGGGAAGTCAATGGTCTCCCATTCATCCCCGTCCTTTTCAATTGCTGACTTTAAAATTCTGCCGGTCAAGTCTTTTTTTGACCAGCGAGTCATAATCACGATAATTGCACCGCCCGGCTGCAAACGCTGCCGTGGACCAGAAGAGTACCATTCGTATACCTTATCGTAGACTTCTGGGTTTGTAGAGGCTATCGCCGCTTCTTGTTCTGAGTGAGGATCGTCAATAATGAGTAGGTCCGCACCTTTACCAGTAACAGTACCGCCCACACCAATAGCGAAATACTCGCCATTAGCGTTGGTTGACCATCGACCAGCCGCCTTACTATCCGAGCGGAGATTGACATTTGGGAAGATTTTTGCATATTGTTCTGATCCTACTAAGTTACGGACTTTACGTCCAAAGCCTACTGCTAGCTCTGCTGTGTTAGAACACTGGATAATCTTTTTAGTTGGATCCCGTCCTAAAAACCAAGCCGGTAGCATATAACTGCCAAACTCAGACTTCGTGTGGCGAGGAGGCATATTGATAATAAGTCTCTTTAACTTTCCATTAGCAATGTCTTCAAACTTCTGAGCCATTACCTTATGGTGTGCCCCATTAATAAATCCGGGCCACATTTCTTGCACAAAAGCCATAAAGTTAGTCTGTGCTTTTTCTCGCTTCATGGAGTTAATATAAATCTCCGCCGCCTCATAAAAAGCCTCTTGCTCTGTTATGGGCATTTCTGCGATTATCTCTTTAAGATTCATTTAGTACTTCTAATCCGAATATAAGATGGTCTGATACTACGGGCGGATTTAGGAATCTTTTTACAATATCCCAATTCTACCAATTTATTCATAATCCGATGTATATTGCCACGAGACTTATCTCCAGTAATATCCATGATATTCTGGATACTAGGGGCGAATCCAAACTTACACCACCAAGAGTCAATAATAGAATATATATACTGCTGCTTCTCTGTCATAGTATGTAGAACAGTACAATATATAGCAGGACTAATCCAAGGAAAGACAGAAGGAACTCTTCCAAACTCATAGATGATCTTCCCAATGCGGATCCTGTGGCCCCATCGTAAATAGATGTTTGCCTTCCATAAACGCCGCTTCATCGTATAAAAGCCACATGGCGTTGATTAGTTCATGGATAGTCTCCGAATTCATAAGAGACACCTGACTCAGTATATCCTCCGGCCTACTAGAGGCTACGGCTTCACCTAATACCCAATTTTGCATATACCCCCCTACCCAATTGAAATAGAAATGATGACGGGGGGTGTTACATGTAACAAATTGTTGTATTTCCACAACAAAATATACCCCCCTACCCTGTGTAAAAACGACTTGCACAAGTGCAAGATGTAACTCATTGATTTTGCTCCAGATTATTTTCAGTTACTGCAGAAGTACTTTGGAGTGGTGATTCACTGTGTAGATTACTATGTATATTAG